TTACTATGGTCCTGATTTCTTTGAAGCTTGTTGCATAATTGAAAGTTATAGAAATAAAGTTCTTATAGCTAACAGTTATAACGAAACTCCGTAAGTTATGGTATAATACACACTTGCGCCGCTTTTTTGGTTCCGGTAAAGGAAATGCTACTAAAAACTATTGCAGAGCTATCTGGTACTGATTCTTTCTTATTTGCTTGTTATCATGAACAAGATAAAAAGAACCGGCCTTATCACTTCTTTGGTACAATTGAGCACTACGCAGATCAGCTAAAGGATTTAAACTCTAAAGGTTATGGTATCTACTACACTGTTAACCAAACTATAGGTCAGCACCGCTCTAAGAAAGATATCAAAGCAGTCAGGGCGCTCTGGATAGATGATGACGCCAAAGATAAGACTCCCCTTGGTTCGCGAAGCGCGTTAGAGCTGCCGGTCCCGCCGTCCGCTATCGTAGAGACCTCTCCTAATAAATTCCATAAGTATTGGTTTATATCCCAAAAAAATTTGCCTCAATGGGATAAACTAGTGGCCCAGTGGGAGTCGGCGCAGCTCTCCTTGGCCCAGCATTATGGCGGGGACCTTAGCGCCATTGATCTTCCTCGGGTGTTACGCATCCCTGGGTACTTCAATATGAAAGACCCGTCTAAGCCCTCCTTGGTTTCTGATATCACAGAGACTGCGGTCGCGCCCGAGTATCAATACAGCGTTTATGATTGGGAGTCGCTTAGTGTTCTGTTCAGTCTAGACCAGTCAACACCTTATGAACAAGAGCAACTAGCTAAGCAAAACGCAGCTGACCCTGACTACTTGGCTAAAGCTATACAAGCTATCCTCTCAGGTGAAAATTATAACAATAGCATAACCACACTCACACAACACTTTGCCAATCAAGGCTACACGCAGGCTACCATCAGTTCTATGATTGAAGGCTTTATGCAAGCCGCACCGGTTAAAGATGACCGATGGCACGCTCGCATGAAGCATATACCAGTCTATGTAGCCACTGCGCTAGAAAAAGCCGCTGAGTTAAACGTACCTGACATAGACATATCTGGCCTACCTCTGCTAGACACTAGAGTTAATACTGCGCCTGATATGGTCATCCCCTGGCCGCCTGGACTCCTTGGCGACTTAGCCACTTCAGTCTATAACGCACAACCATACCAGAACCAAACAGTTGCAGTTGCCACTGCCCTTGGCATAGTAGCTGGTGTAGCCGGCCGTAAGTTCAATATCTCACAGACCGGCCTCAACTTGTATTTAACCATCTTAATGGAATCTGGCGCTGGTAAAGACTCGATAGCTAGGTTTGCTAATAACTTCCTTGGCCACTTTAATGAGCTTGGCACATCGCTCAAGTTCATGGGACCTAAACGCTTTACTGGGCCATCAGGAATAATCAAGACTCTTAAAGACAATCGCTCTCAACTTTGCATATTCACAGAAGCTGGCTTTATGTTTAAGTCCAGCGCTGGTGACCAAGCGGGCATCATACGCACCATCTTAGACCTGTACACTAAAAGTGGTTTCATGGACTATTCAGGTGCGGAAGTGTATAGTAGCACAGAGAACAGCTTACCTATACTGCGTGCCCCCTCTCTTACGATCATCAATGAAGCTACCCCAGGGACATTCTTAGAAGTGCTCAATGACCGCAATGCTGCTATGACAGGCGAGCTTGCGCGTATGAACATCTTCAGAGTGTCAGGCGCCAAACCTTTCTTTAATGATGACGTCAACTTCAGCATACCAACCCCCTTGGTTGAGAGGTTTTCTACACTCCTTAGGATTTGCCTTCAGTCTCTACATGCAGATGACCCGCAAGCTTATCACTTTGAGCTACCTTCACAGTTTAGAGAATATGCAAACTATTGTGTTAGTTGTGAAAACAAAGCAAGAGAAGAACAAAATGAAATAGCCGCTACTACATATAGCCGCTTGGCTGTAAAATGTCTTAAGCTTAGCGCCATTTGCGCGCTGCTTAATCCTAACTCCTTGGCTTTAGATAGCTTAGTTGATATGCAAACGAATCCTTTAACTATTTCACAAGAAGATTGGGCATGGGCTATGAGTGTATGTGACGCAGAGATTGTTGGTTTAGCTACTATGTGGAAAGGTATATCTAACTCTGACCTTGATAGCCTTGTTGATGATGTTATTATGCCGGTCGTTACTAAATTTTTCGCTGGGCACTACACCCATCCCAGCATGCAATTACCTCAAGAGTATAAGCTCAAAGGTATCTTTTCATACAGCCTTATCAATCAGATTATTAGGTTTAGCGCACGCCTTAAAAAGCTGCCTACAGCTAAAGGCTATTCACCACTGCAAACCGCACTTAATTACATGTGTGATATAGGTTTGCTCAAGCCAGTCAGTGATGAAGAGCTAATCCAAATCACTAAGCTTAGAAATGCCACTAAAGCTGTATACTCACGTGACCAGCGGTCTAATAGACGCAGACCAAGGAGCACCTACTATCAGGTGACAAAAGATTTCATCGAGCGTAGTAAGTTTAATAAACTGCAAGATAGCTTAAACGGAGTAAGTCATGGCGACTAACGGTAAAGCCAAGGGGAAGCGTGGTGAGCGTGAAGCCGCCGAGTTACTCACATCCATCCTTGGCATGAGTGGTATTAATCACGACAAGGTCTTTCATCAGGTTCATGAGCAATCAGGAGATATCATAAGTATCCCTGGTCTTAGCGTTGAGATTAAGCGTCAGGAAACCCTCTTGGTTTCTACTTGGTGGCAGCAGGCCGAACGTCAAGCTGAAAACTCTGGTGTAGTACCTGTGCTTATGTACCGGCAAAACAGACGTAACTGGAAGATCTGCCTACCAGCCTACCTATTGAGCCCGCATATTAAGCGTGGTTACATTGAAGTCAATGAGGTAGTCTTTGCACAGTGGTTAAACCTTTGGGTTAGCAAATGTTGACCTATAAATAAAATTTATTTTAATGCACTTTTAAATAAGAAACTTTTATTGTACAAGTTGCAAGTTTTAGTCTAAAATTTACATGTACTTTGAAAGTACGTCAACTGGAAAACACAATGACTACCATCAACACTAAATACGGTTTGCTGACATTTGAGTATACACCTGGTAGACCTGCGCGTACGTATGGCCCGCCAGAAAATTGTTACGAAGCAGAGCCTGCTGAAGTCTCCTTGGTTTCGCTTGAAACTTATAATGGAATGATTGACCCACCAGAGCATATCTGGGCAGAACTAGAAGAAGCTGCATATGAGCATATGGAAAAGCAGGCAAGCGATTACTACAGGCACAACGAGGACTAATAATGTACGCAGTTCAAATGTCAATTGCAGATTTTCACTCTGTAATAGTTGAAAATTGCAGTAAGCATTGCAACAATAAAAATAGTCGGTATGCTCGTGTCATATTTTATGATGATGAAGGCAATGAATTGTTGCTGCTTCATCTGCATTACAAAGACACTGCCATCAGTACTTTGACTACTACTACTAATTTGAGAGGTGATGATGACTGAAGAAGCACTGAGCTGGATTATCACAATGCTTGAGGTTATCATCATCTTGATAGCCTCAGGTGTTGTAGGCATGGTCATTGGGCACATCATACATTTTGGAGCAGGTGATGAACAAGACAGCACTAGTTTTAGGGACATCAATAGCCGTGATCACGATGATTTACTGTGATAAATCACATTCACGGGATTACACTCAACCGTACGTAATCGGGCCGGCACCAAGTGGAGTTGACCCTGGTATCAGCATGCGAGAGTTTGGTGCGCTTTATATCCTGCAGCAGCAACAAGCGCTCGACATGCAGCGCCAGCAGATGCAGATGATGCAGCAGCAACAGCAGCAATGGCAGAATCAGCAGCGCATGCAGCAGATGCAAAACGCATTCCCAGACTTTAGGTATTAACAGTTTATGGCCCCTACCCTTGCAGCACAAGGGTATGGTGACTGGGTATCACCGGGGGGCCACCTATTCTTGGGGACGCAGAAATGAAATTAAACATACCGCCTGAACGAATTTGGCAGTCCGAATTCCCGCAAGACATTGAGTATGTGCGGATTGATATAGTAGAACAGATGGTTAAAGCAGCCCGCGAGAAATGCGCAGAGATTTGCAAAGGAATCAAGGATACACATTGGGATAGCGAGCGCGGATACGGCGCGGAATTGTGCAAAGAAGAAATTCGGGAGACGATGAAATGACCAGACTTGAGCGCGTTGCGCGGGCGATATGTTTTGAAGACGGACGTAACCCAGACAGCATGACAACAGAGGATTCCTTCGCGTGGCATAGCTACATAGCAGAGGCACAAGCCGCTATCGATGCGATGCAGGAAGACATCCAAGACGCTCGGAAGTGGCGCGAGCATTGCGGGCACAGCAACCAGCCGCTGAGCTTAATTGAGACATAATATAACAGGTAATCAAATGAAACCAGCTAAGCTTACTCGATTAGAAGTTAAACAAATTCGGCACATGCGAGAATCAAGTAAAATGACTGTACCTCAGATTCATAAGTACTTTCCACAAGTATCTGTGTGGTGCATTTACAAGGTTGTTAGCTACTACTCTTGGCCAATGGTTCGTTAATGACCTATAAGCAAAATTTATACTCACTAGTTTGCACAATAAAAAACTTTTATTGTACTTTTTCTTTCAACTGACTTATAATATGCTTACTGTCTAAAAGCAGTAACTTAGTTAACTTTGAGGTAACCACAATGTCTGAACTTAACCTACAAGAAATCTTTGACGCCAACATTACCACTCAAGGTAAAAATGGTACGATTCTTGCTCTGGCAAATGCCGGCCTTGACGTAACTGTTGCCGTTCGTGAATACAACAAAATGGCACGTGAAGCTGGCCTCATCCTTGGTGCCAAGGAGCGTGCTGAAAGAGTAATCGCCCGGCTTGACGCCGATCAGCCTGACTTGGTTGTTGCTGATACTCGAGCAGAATATGCCGAGCAGTTTGCTGATGAGTTCGACATCAGCCCGGCAACTGCAATGCAGCACATCCGTGATTACTGTGAATTGCGTAATATTGTGTTGCCTACTTTGCAGCGCACTCCTTTCAAAGAAGTCATTGCATTCATCCAGACTGCACGTGATAATGGTGAAGAGCGTGCTGAAACGGTTAAGCGTATTGCTGAAACCTTTGGCATGGCTGAAAACAGTGCCGCCTCTGCTTACAGTAACGCACTCCGTGAACTCGGATTGACTACTGGCCGAGCTGGCCCGAAAGTAGGCGTAGCTGACTTGGTCATGGCTATCCGTAGTGTTAAGGATCTGCCCAAAGCTGAAGCCATCAAGTCTGTCTGTGATGCAACTGGCTACTCTGAAGCCACTATGAAGCAGACGTTTAGTTTTATCCCATTCGCTGAAGAATGGGCAAAGCAGGAAAGTGAAAACAAGAAAAAGAAAGCTGCATAATTTCTGGTAGTCCCATTATACGGGGGAGGCAACTCCCCCTCTTTTTGGAGTCACACATGAATCTTAACTCACTCATCAGTGAGTGGCAAAGTCTTAAAGACGAAATTGCTGAACTCTCTGATAGAGAACGCGAACTACGGCAGCAACTTACTCCTCTTATTCTTGAAGATAAAATAGAGGGGTCAAAGACTACTCGCCTTGGTGACTATAAGCTCTGTGCTACTGCAGTGCTCAATTACACTATTGATCGAGATGAACTAGAACTGCGCCGCCAATCGCTCACTGACGAAGATTGGACAGCTCTAGACTTTAAGCCTGTAGTTAAACCTGCTGCATTTAGAAAACTATCTTCTGATAGCATCTTGCATAGGGTTGTGGCAGCAAAGCCTGGTATGGCGCAACTTCGAGTGGTTGAGCATTATGAAAATAACGACGACTCGTAGTGTCATTACACAGGTTAAAGCCTGTATCTATGGTGAGTCAGGCGTAGGCAAAACTCTCCTTGGTGCTAGCGCGCCTAAGCCTATTATACTTAGCGCTGAGCATGGGTTACTCTCCTTGGCTGACAGAGATCAACCGGTCATTGAGATCTCTTCTTTAAAAGAGGCTAAAGAAGCTGTTGCCTTTTTGAAAGATAACCAGGACTTTGAAACAATTGTTGTCGACTCTATTTCAGAGTTAGCAGAAGTCCTCTTGGTTGACTTTAAGAAGTATGAAAAAGACCCACGGCAAGCATACGGTAAAATGGCCGATGAGCTTTTTCTTTTCACTCGTGCAATCAGAGACATCAGTAAACATGTAGTCTTTATTGCCAAAGAAGAAGTATTCAAAGATGAGTTTACCGGCAAAGTATGCTACCGGCCTTCCACTCCTGGTCAATCATACACAGGAAGTCTACCATACCTCTTTGATGAAGTGCTTGCATTACGCGTAAAGCGTAGCGGTGATAAAGTCTCACGCTTTTTGCAAACACAACCAGATTCGCAGTATTCCGCCAAAGATCGTAGCGGAAAACTCGATGCCAAGGAAGAGCTCGGCGATAAGGACGCGCCTAACTTAACGATCATCTTTAACAAAATTGTAGGTAAGTAACATGGCACTTATTCCTGGCGGTTCGTTTAGGACGGACAATGTGAAAGAGCAGACTATTGCGCCTGCTGGTCAGTATGAAGTAATGATTACTGATAGTGCTGTCAAAGAAAACAGCAAAGGCACTGGTAGCTACCTGCGCCTTACATTCAAAATCATCGAAGGGGAGTATAAAGATACTCCTATCTGGACGCAGCTTAACTTGGTTAACCCCAGCGCTAAAGCTGTTGAAATAGCGCAGCGTGAGCTTGCCGCCATTTGCCGAGCTTGTGGACTTGAAGAAGTCGAAGATAGCTTTGAGTTACATGGCTGTCCTATGCTTGCTACTGTAACTGTCAATCCTGAGCAAGATGGTTATGCCGCCTCTAACGGCATCGGCAAGTTCAAAGCTCTTTAATAACCCCTTGGCCAAGGATGGCCTACTTAATTTATGTCATGGCAATTATACCAAAGCAAGCTTCATACACACCGGTTGAAGAGCTAGACGAAATACCTAATCCATTACGGTCTTACCTTGGCATGTCTGAGGTAGGGCATTCTTGTACTCGCTACCTGTGGTACAGTTTTAGATGGGCGTTTGTTAGGACCATTACACGTAGGCAAATGCGTATCTTTGAACGTGGTGACATTGAAGAGTCACGCGTAATCAGAGACCTAGTTGAATGGGGCTATCAGCTACCTTCTATGCAAGCTGAGTACAAAGCTGCATGGGGGCATATGAAAGGGCACTCAGATGGCACTGTTGTTATAAACAGTGAAACACTTCTGCTGGAAGTGAAAAGTATGGCGGCTAAGTACTACGCTGAGTTCATAAAGCATGGACTCAAAAAGTCTAAGCCTACTTATTATGACCAAGGAGTGCTCTATTTAAATGCTGAAGGTTTGAACACTGCACTCTTTGTGATCTGCAATAAAGACACAGAAGAACGCAAGTACACAACAATTCAAGCAGACAAGCCTAGAGCAGAGTTTCTTCTTGAGCGTGGGCAAGGAATTATAATAGCTGAAGAGCCACCAGACAAACTGAGTAACAACCCCTCTTGGTTTGAATGTAAATGGTGCCCTGCGTTAGAAATCTGTCATTACAATACACCATATAATACAAGCTGCCGGCTTTGCCAGCATGTTGAAATACACCATGAAGGCAAATGGCATTGTGCAAAGTACCAAAAAGATCTTTCTGTAAATGAACAACGAGCTGCTTGTCCAGAGTTTGCGCAAATACCAACTTGAAGCAGTTGAAGCCGCAAATGCTGCTACAGAAAACTGTTTGCTAGACCTGCCTACTGGTTCTGGCAAGTCGCATATAATAGCTGGCATTTGCGCAACAAACCCAACTAAGCGTGTGCTGATCTTATCACATGTGCAAGAGATACTGCTACAAAATGTGGATAAGCTCAAGCAGTATATAGACCCCTCCTTGGTTGGGATATACTCAGCCGGCCTTGGGTTCCGTGAGTTCAAATATCATTGTGTTGCAAGCATACAAAGTGTCTACAATAGAAGTCCTTACCTTACCGAATATGACATCATAATAATTGATGAAGCGCATATGGTACCACCTGCAGGCGAAGGACGCTATCAAACACTCCTTGGCTCTTTGCCTAATAAAAAAGTCATTGGGCTTACCGCTACACCATACCGGTTAAGCTCTGGTTATTTAACTGACGGCCCAATCTTTAAAACAGTTGCGTATACTGCAGACATTGTAAAGCTAATTGAAGAAGGTTATCTATGCTCTTTGGTAGCAAAATCATCTGCGCATACATACGATACTACAGGCATTAAAAAGATAGCCGGTGATTTTTCTAAGAAAGACTTGCTCAATAAGTTTGACAAAGCAATCTACACAACACACATAGTCAAAGAGCTTGTCACAAAGTATCAGCATCGAAATAGTTGGCTTATCTTTGCAATTGATATCTCACATGCAGAGCATGTGACAGAAGAGCTCAGTAAATATGGCATTAGAGCAGGTGTGCTACACAGCCAAAAGAAAAATAACCGGCAAGAGCTTATAGACAAATTTAAAGCCAAGGAGATTCAGGCATTAGTCAATGTAGAGATATTGACAACAGGCTTTGACGCGCCGAATGTAGACATGATTGTTTTACTGCGGCCTACTGAATCACCTGGCCTACATGTTCAAATGATTGGCAGAGGGCTTAGACCAGCTCCTGGTAAAGAAAACTGTTTGATCTTAGACTATGCACGTAATGTTGAACGCCTTGGCCCAATAAACGATGTGCAAGTAAAGTCTAAAGATCCTTCGCAGAAAAAAGAAGCAAGCGAAAAGCCTTGCAAAGTGTGTCCAACGTGCTTAGAAATCCTGCCAGTCAACACAAAAATTTGTCCTAGCTGCAAGTACACTTTTGAACTTGCAGAGCGTGGCAAGCAATTAAAGACGTCTGCATCTACAAAAGACATTATCTTAACTAAGCCAAAAGAAAAATTCACCACATACACTGTAGAGCATGTCTATTATTACCGGCATAAAAAGACCGGTTCACCAGATTGCTTACGTGTATCGTATCAATGTGGACTTTTAGTATTCAACCAGTATGTGCTGCTTGAGCACTATGGTAGACCAGCCCTAGCGGCTAATGCTTGGTGGCTATACCGAGCAAGGACTACTCCCCCTAACACTGTAACGGAGGCACTAGAAAGAACACGCGAATTGAAGCCAGTTAAAGCTATTACTGTGTATAACCAAGGGAAGTACCCTGAAATTGTGAGAGTTGCATTCAATGAGTAACATAGACCAGACCCTAACAGAACGTGGCGGCCGTTACGGTACGTACAAAGATAACGCCCAATTGACGCAAGAGTTGCTTGCAGTAGTTATGGCACATCCTAACTGGCGGCATCTGTCTTATCCGCACCGTGAAACTATTCACATGATCTTTCATAAGCTTTCACGCTTAGTTAATGGCGACCCTGATTACTTTGACTCTTGGCATGACATTGAAGGGTACGCCAAGTTGCAGGCAGATTTATGCCCAAAAGGAGATAAGTAATGGAGCAATATGTAGGTCTTGTTGACAAGATCCTTGACGTTGGGTTTTTACGCCCAAACCGCACAGGCGTTAACACTCTTGCACTCTTTGGTGAAAAGCTTGAATTCAATCTTCAGCTTGGCTTTCCAATTGTTACCGTAAAGAAAGTTAACTTTAAAAACGTTACGGCAGAACTAGCTGGGTTTCTACGTGGCTTGTCTAATGTTCAAGATTTTAATCAGCTTGGAACTAAGATATGGGATGCTAACGCCACCGCATGGCACCGTAATGGAGACCTTGGAAGAATTTATGGTGTACAATGGCGTAGATGGCGGGCTGACCCTCTACAAGTAGACCAGCTAGAAATGGCTCTTCAAGAAATTAAAGAGAATCCTAGCTCACGGCGTATACTTGTAACTGCTTGGCGTCCTGATGAGTTAGATGATATGTGCTTGCCACCTTGTCATACCCACTTTCAATTCTTAGTCAATGGGCCTAACTTAACCTGCATCTTCTATATGCGTAGTGTGGATGTCTTCCTTGGCTTACCATATGACATTTGTTTATATGCGTTGCTCACCCATATTGTGGCACAGCAGTGTGGGTTAAAGCCGTATAGACTTGTAGCTATGCTAGCTGATACGCACATCTACATGAACCACTTTCAGCAAGCTGAACAACTCAAAATGTTACCAAGGTTTGAACTGCCTAAGCTTGTGCTTGACAAGAAAGTTACAGTAGACAACTTCTTACCTTGTCATGCTGAGCTTATTGACTATACTCATGGCCCGTTTATACAGGCAGCAATGGCGGTATGAACAAGTGGGATAAACGCTTTCTGCAAGTAGCTGCCTTGGTTGCCTCGTGGTCAAAAGACAATAGCCACCAAGTGGGTGCAGTAATTGTCAACTCAGAAAATCGTATAGTAGGCATTGGCTATAACGGCCCGCCTTCTGGTATCGATTTCGTATCTGATAAAAAGCAGAACGTATTGCATGCAGAAGTCAATGCTATTTTGAACTGTATCTTGCAGCCAAAGAATTGTGCTATTTACGTGCACCCATTCTTACCTTGTGTGCATTGCGCTGCTGTAATTGCTCAAGCAGGCATAACCAAGGTGGTTTATGAAACTGCCGCCATTTCAAGCAAGTGGCTCCCTGATGACTCTCATCGAATCTTTAAAGAAAAAGGCATAGTGGTACTGACAGATGGATAAAGTAAGCGATCATAAGCAAAGAGTAATCGCCAAGTTGGTAGGTAGAGCAGGCCTACGTGGCCGCATTGACGCTAAATGTTGTGAGTGTATCTATGACCCCTTGGCTGCTGGTACATGGCGCCGACAGGTAGAGCTCTGTACTTCTCCAACATGTCCGTTATACGTAATCCGCACATCATCTAAATACCAGACGAAGGAGGATGAAGCGGAAATATAGTAACTAGTGAAGTTTTTTGCAACCTCCGTGGCTAAAATATGGCTCAAATTTCAACGCAAAGTTTGAAGACTTATACTTAGCAGCTTATTAACTAGTGGACTTTTAAAAGCCATATTTTAGCCTCCGCCTAACTAGTAGTTTTTAGTAAAAACCATGCCTATCATCACCAAAACAAGCGACTTCCCTAACTTGAATGAGCAAGTCTTAGGGGTAGATACCGAAACATGGGACCCTGGGCTTATAGACTTTGGTCCTGGCTGGGCGCAAAACTGGGGGCACTTAGTAGGTGTCTCACTAGCCACACTTGACGGTAAAACTTTCTACTTTCCACTTAAGCACGAAGTAGAATCTGAGACCAATTTACCGTGGGCGGCAACTGTTAAGTACCTCACAGATGTGCTAAGCCGTACACCGGTAAAAGTAGGGGCTAATGTCATGTACGACATTGGCTGGTTAATGCACGCAGGGATAGATACTTCTGGTATCTGGTATGACGTGCAGTTTGCTGAAGCTTTGCTGAACCCTACAGCGCGCAGCTATTCACTTGAGACACTTGGGCAAAAGTATCTTAAAGCCGGCAAGCAAAGCGATGATCTGTACAAGTGGGCGGCTGAACACTATCGCGGTGCGCCTACACCTAAAGACCAAGGGGGCAATATCCACCGTTGCCCTGCGCGCCTAGTTGGGCCATACGCCTGTAAAGATGCCAGCATGGCGGTAGAGATACTTCAGTTGCAGCAGTTAGCTCTTGAACAGTTAGGTTTAGAAGAGCTTTTTGTTATGGAGTGTAAGCTAGCACCTTTCTTGGTTAAGATGCGCATGCGAGGTATGTGCATTGACGAGCTAGCTGCGCAAGAAGCCGCCGATCAGTTACGTGTCTCCGAAGAAATTCAGCGTGATAGACTTTGCGAGCTAGCAGGTAGAAGTATCAATGTAAATGCTAGTGCAGATATTGCTTTGCTCTTTGATAAGCTCGGGTTGTCTTACCCACGTACAGCCAAGGGGAATCCTTCATTTACTGCTCCTTGGTTAAACGAGCAGCATACACCTGTTGCGTCTTTGATTAACAACATTCGTAAAGTATCAAAGGCGCGGACTACTTTCATTGAGAATGCTATCTTAGATAAGCGTAACAATGGTAAAATCTATCCGTCATTACATCCCTTACGTTCTGATGAAGGTGGCACAGTAACTGGCAGGTTTAGTTGCTCAAAACCTAATGGGCAGCAGATACCAAGCAGAGATGATGTGCTTGCGCCGATTATCCGGTCTATCTTTATACCTGAGCGTGGTTATACACACTGGTGTAAAATGGACTTCTCTCAGATTGAGTATCGCATGTTTGCGCACTTCAGTGGTTCTGAAGAGCTTATCAGCGCATATCAAGATGAAGACGCCGACTTCCATGAAATTGTCGGTAACTTCCTTGGCGGTGAAGTGCCAAGGAGGTTTGTCAAAAACCTTAACTTTGCTAAGCTATACGGCGCACAGTACAAAAAGCTTTCAGCCATGCTGTCTGCCATTGACTCTACCCTAGATGTCCGTGCGTTCATTAAAACGTACGAAACAAAGTTCCCTGTGGCTAGCCGCCTTATGGACAGCATTTCACAAGACGCCCTCATGTATGGTGAGATAAGAACCTTACTTAATAGGCGTACTACTTTTAACCTGTTCATTAGAGTCGGTGAGAAAGAAGGCGCTTTGCCGTATGCTGCCGCAGCTGCCAAGTGGGGTATGCATAACATTGAGCGTGCAGGCACTTACAAAGCACTTAACTACTTGCTTCAAGGCAGTGCAGCTGACTACATGAAAAAAGGTTTGCTTGACGCATATGAAGCCGGCATCTTTGACCGTATCGGCTATCCGCATATTTTAGTGCATGATGAGGTAGCACTATCGTATCATAATGACTTGCTGCCTGACTTTATTGAACTTAAACAGATTATGGAGAATGCTATACCGCTGAAAGTACCGATGATTCTTGACACTGAATTTGGCCCTAACTGGGCCGAAGTTTCTGAGTACAAAATCCACCAAGGAGAAAAGCCATGACTTTTGAACAGCTTCAAATGCTTGTACTAGCTTGGGCATCTAATAACAAAATATTACACGAAGGTGATAGTAAGACACAGTTCATTAAACTTGTAGAAGAAGTAGGTGAGCTAGGCAAAGGAATCAATCACCGTAACAAGCCTGAAATAATAGATGGCATAGGTGATGTGCTTGTTACCCTTATTAGCCTTTGCTGGTTAACTGAAGCAGATCCTGTTATGTGCCTTGAAGCAGCATATAATGAGATCAAAGATCGTAGGGGTCAAATGTTTAATGGTACTTTTATCAAGGAAAAGCCATGACCACACTTTACATTCGTGATAACAAAGGCGCTTTGCGGCAATGGTCTATCTTTGCCGAAGAGCATGGTCTGCAAATTGAGCATGGCTTAGTGGAAGGTGCAACGCAATCCAAGTTTGAGTATGTGCCAGCAGGTAAAGTTAACAGATCACTTCAAGAGCAGATTGAGTTACAAAAGCAATCACGCATTAACCGGATGCTAGACAAAGGTTATGTGCTTGACATTGACGAGGCATGGCAGCAGCAACCAAGGAATCGCCTTGGCTTTGTTAAGCCTATGCTAGCGCAAAAGATTGCTGATGTAACTGTTGATTATACTGATGCTTTCATCCAGCGTAAGTATGATGGCAATCGTTGCCTGATTACTAACACAGGCCAAGAGGTTATTGCCTACTCTAGAAATGGTAAGCAAATCACTACTATTGACCATATACTTAGTAGTGTTACGCTACTGCCTGGTGACACAATAGACGGTGAGTTATACTGTCATGGTGAAACGTTACAAACAATTGTAAGTTGGGCTAAGCGCAAGCAAGAAGCAACCAAATGGCTTAAGTTTGTAGCGTATGATATGGTGAGTGACAGGCCGTTTATTGAGCGGTTAGAGGCACTGCATGATATACCGCGTGTGGCAGAGATTTGTGAGATAGCACTTACTTACCCTGTCAAAACAAATCAAGATACAATAGACTACTTTGAGCTATTCAGGAAAGAAGGCTATGAAGGTGCTATGATACGCTGGGGTAATATGCCCTATGAAGATGGCAAGCGTAGCAAGTCGTTACTTAAAATAAAGGAATGGTTGGATGCGGAATTTCTTGTAGTTAATATCACGGCGTCAAAAGACGGATGGGCGGTGCTAAAATGCAAAATGCCAAGTGGAAAGACATTTGACGTCTCTGCACCTGGCACAATGTATGAAAGAAGGTATATTATAGATAACCCACAGCAATACCTCAATAAGACAATTTGTGTTAACTATGCCTACATAACTGCGGATGGTCTACCGTTCCATCCTGTAGCTACTCATTGGGCAAGTTGACGCCGTAGCTCCTCTTGGCGCTTACGATCAAGCAAGTTAAGCAAGTCTATCAAAGGTGAAGAGCCTGTCATGCTTGGCTGAGTAATTGCTGAAAAAGGCATGTCTCTAAGCTGCTTAGTTTTCAGTGCACGTGAAATACGGCGTGTGGGAGAATTAAGCAGCTTTCCTGTATATGCACTAGATGCAATAGTACTACCAATTACAGGCTCACCAAAAGCAAAACCAAAAGTTAATGCACGGTTTGCAAAGCGATCAGCGTTTTGCGCAATAGCTTCTTCGGTGTTTTTGATACGCTTAGCCATCGGTTCGATTTCTCGTACCAAGTCTTTTAGCGTACCATACTCTTTCGCAGTTGCGCCATATTCAGGGATAGCTTCAGACAAAGCTCTTGCTGCATTAGATGCTACATGCCGTCTAGCTTGCTGCACACCAGGTTTAACTACAACGTCTTCTGGCGGTCTAGTACCGTAGATCTTGCTCCAAGCATCTGTTTTGAACTTATGCAGTTCTTCACCAGAAAGCTGTGGCGCGGCACTTGTCCAGCTATAAATAGGCCTACCAGTTGGGTCTACAAGTGACTTACTTCTAGGCAAGTCAGAAGCGCTTTCAAACTGCGTGATGATTGGCGGACGCTTTAAACCAAGGGTAGTCTCTAGGTTGTCTACAAAGCGCTGAAAAGCTTTGACCTCACTAACTGTGTTGACGCCTGGCACAGCCATAAAGTTTTGTGGGTTGTTATATAGCCCTTCGGTAAGGGTCTCAGGCGCAAATGTTCCTGGATGACTTTTTGCTAGCTCTGCAAGCTTTTCACCTTGGCCACTCTTGAGTGCCTGCAAAGACTCTAGGTCAGTCATTGGGTTAATGTTTCGTTCAAATGCAGCACTGCGCAGTTCTGGTGAATTAAACTGCGTTGCACGTTCGTACATCTTTTCAGGTATATTGCGTAGCCCTGGCAACTTAGCTAAAGCTTGCTCAGAAGTACGTACTAAGCGGCCAGCATTTGCAACTGGGTCAATAAGGTTACCTGCAGATTGAACGGCTTTGCCGGCTTTACTTAGCTTAGGAATAGCACCAAGGGATAGCCCGCCTAGTTGTAATGCGCCAGCAACATCCATCAGTGCGCCAGTAGGGTCATTTTCAAGAGTACGCTTAAACTTTTCTAGCGAGCCATACCTGTCAGAAATAGCACCAGCAAATTCTTTGCCTGCTTGCTTGGTTCTTTCGTCTTCATTGCCAAACAAGTTAGCCATGCCAGACATAGCCAGTTCGTCTAAGCCGGCTATTGTTTTTCCTGGGTGTGAAAGTGCACCAAGAATATTACTGCCTGCCTGCTTAGCAGAAGGAATAATATTGGTTACAGCTTTCTCAAGATCAAAAGGCACGCTTTGCTCAGAACCAAGGAGAGATTGTGCTTGAGCAATAATTTCTTCATCGCTAGCACCTTCTGGACCTTCAATTTGGTGTTCTTGTCCGTCTGGTCCAACTACAGTGTAGATCATCGCAGTACCCTCCAACCTCCATTAGCAGGTGCAGCAGGCGCTAGCTGCTTACGCTTATTTAAGAAGTCATTTGTAAAGTCGTTCACAGGAGCAACAGGCGGCTGCCAAGTGAGGGGCGCAATGCCTTTAGCATTTTCAACCCAAGATGCATCACGCTGAAAGTCTCTAACTGCAGCTTGCTTAACTTTATTGAGCTTCTCTTCAATAATACCAAGCATCTTATTTACAGTTGCTGGGTCTGTTTCGACGTCTAGGCGTACAATGCTATCCTGCAATACGCGCAGTTCTGACTCAGACAAAGCGCCAAAGCCGGATGCACCAGTCGGAGAAATAGACTTAAGGTGCTGCAAGTTTTCCATAGCCAAGCCGGACACAAGTGCTTGCCTACTATTAGCAAATGCCTTAGCATCAGTCTCTGGCAAAAATCGAAGGTAAGAGCCAAAGCCTGCTACGTTAGGGTTTTTAGCCATTGCTTCACGCATACCAGCTATATTAGCTAGCATGGTATTTGACTGCCCGACTACATCGTCATACTGTGACAATGCTTTATTTGCTGCATTGATTTTTTCAACTGCAAACTTAGTATCCTGTGCTGCAGCTGTTTTGGCGGCTTCATTAGCAGCAATAGAATCAGGAGTAGAAAGTTTACCAGCTTGAACAATTTCTTCTTCACCTGGAACTTGTAAGCCACGAGCTTGTGCCAAGGATTGTGCTATCTGCAATGCGGCAGGCGTATTTACTTGACGCTGCTCATTTAGCCATTGCTGAAACTGCGGGTCTTGCTGTGCCTGATCATACTCTTTCATCTTTTGAGTAGGCGTGCCAGCACTCACCAAGCCAGCTTGGCTTTTAGTAAGCATCTGCTGTATTGGCCCAGCCATCAGGGGACTACCAATACCAGCAACTTTTTTCAGCACTTCAAAAGAAGCATTAGACGCTGGTGATTGCTGATAGCCAGAGTTTTGCATTGCTTGATCAAGCGCACCAGGAAGTTGTTCTTGCAACTGCCTTGCTTGCTGTTCAGCATAAGCACGGGCGTCTAGTTCTTCTTGGTACTTTTGCTTGCGCAACCACTCAGTTAACTGAGCACGATAATAAGCATCTTCCTGCTCGCTACTACCATTCCCGCCTCCGCCATTATGGAAAGCCCCAGACATAACACCAAACATATTAGCCATTGAGACTACCTGCTGTTTTGGACATTGTGATCAATTGCATGATGAGGGGCATTGCCAGTTGACTGACATCTTGATAATTTTCAGGACCAAGCAGACCAGCCATCCCTGCCCTGGCCATGCCCATGCTACCATACCCAGGCGGCTTGCTGTTACCACTTGGCTTAGGCATTTCATTTGTAGTATTGCTTGCATCGCCACTGATAGAGCCATTACCAGCAGTGTCCATATTACCTCCTGTAGTGCCATTCTTTATGATTTCACCCCAAACATTTGGGAATTGAGTTGACATCTTTTCTGCTACAGAATTACCATTCGCACTTTGCTGTTGTTGCGCTCCACCTAACCCCATACTTTGTTCCATTATTTGTTTTCTCTGTACTCCTTGGCCGTTGGGGTCGTAACGACCTTGTGGATTAGCCATTTGTCCTTCTGGTATATTATTGCGCTGCATCAATTCGTATATACGTTGCGCATTGCTTACTCGGCTACCTAACCCAGCAGTAGCGGGCGCTGGGTTTTCATACGTCTCCATGTACTGCTTAGTTGCTGCTTCCATAGAATGCGGAGCAGTACGCATCTGATTCCATAATTTGGGATAATTTTTTGGATAATCCTCGTTAATCATGTAATCCATATTCGTCTGAGGGTCAAGATAATCTTCAACTCCCCGACTGCGCATGTATCTTTCAAAAGGTTGTAATCTTCCTGCTCCTTTGTTCCAATGTGCATAACCAGCACTATGCTCACCTGGTACTAGTGATTTTGGATATTTAAACCATCCAGTCTCATGGGCTGAATTACCAACAGCAGCAGCAGCCCATTGCGGGTGAACGCCTGCTGCAATTAACCTTCTGTATGCATACGCAGCGTGATCGAATGCCATGACTTACACCACTTCGCCATTTTCTCGGATAAACTCATGATCCTGGCCAAGATAGTCAAACATCTTCATCCAGAAGTTCTTGACCGGAGTAAAGATTTTGCCGATCTTGCCCTTGCCATAATAGTACTTACCGTAGCTGACCAGAGGGTCAACCATCGTAAGGCGCACAAGACCTTTAACGATTTTGGATTTACGCATCAGCGGAACAAGTACTTCACCGAGCTTGTAATAACCACGCATTCTCCTTGGTGTGACAGCTTCATCGCGATACTTCCTGACTACATCATCGAGGGTTCCGTCACCGTATTTTGCTTCCATAAAAATAAAGCATAGGGGACAGTTACTTCCTCCACCACCACTTCCACCGCTTCCGCCGACGCCGCCGCCACCCTCGAAACCAAAAGCATTGGAACTACCACGACTCCAGCCTTGACTATTAGCGCTAGTGTTGCCTGTAAGAATGGGTGCAAACAAATTGCCAAGACCACCTAGCAGATCCATATATTGACTATACGGGTTCAACGATGCCTGACCGAGCGCACTCATATTTCCAGAGTTACTCAACCCAAGGTTCATCGTGTCATTTTTGGCGTTGGCTAGACCAGACAATAAGTTTTCACGTTGGAAGTTGAGGTCATCACCAAACATGTTATATTGCAATGCCCGATTTTGCTGATTGTTCATCAGCCCGTATTTCTGATTCAGGGCGTTGGTGGCATAATCATACTGCTGGCCCGACAAGTCAGCCATTGTCTGATTATTCAGCGCCTTGTATCCGATGCTGCGATCGTACGCCTGACCCAAAGCATTGAGTAACATTTGATTGCGTTGCAAAGCAACGTTAGACTGATCGTTTGCAATGTTGCCAGCAATGCCAAGACGGTTGGTCATATCACCCATTGCTGCCGCTTGCAGTTGAGCGTTGGCGCCCATTGCCTGCCCTTGCAGTCCAGCATTAGCATTCATGGTGGCAATGTCACCTGACTGATTCGACTGTGCCGCTTGAAGCCTCCGTGCTGCATCCGCGTCATATGCCTGGTAATTAGCTTGCGCCAAAGTACTCTGAAGATTCCTGTCGCTGTCAGCAATGGTGTTGGCCTGCGCTACACCGTGACGTGAACTACCAGGCAATCCGCCCTGTGCTACCCGTGCGTCAAGCGCCCCGAGATTTTGACCAAGAGCATAATTAGCATTGGTAGTCAGTGCGTTTCGCAGTTGACCCAAATTGATGTTAACTGCGTCAGACCCAATGTCACGCACACCGCCAGCTTGGCTATAACTGACGGGGTTGTACTGGCCCCCGCCGCCGAGCATAGCCAGAATGTTCGATAAGTTACCGTTGGCACCACCACCAATATTTTGGATGTCACCAAATAGTTGGGTAGCACCTTGTGCCAAGGGGTCTTGACTTTCACCATACATCCCGCCACCTGTGGCAATGGGGTTGGTGGCACCTCCCTGTCGTTTGGCAATCCTGTTTTGTGCCCGATTTTGCACTTGCTGTGCACTAAGATTGGGGTTTTTAGCCGCAATCTTGTTCATCAATTTCTTTAACTTGGCCATGATTGGTGCCTATCAATACGGATTTTTGCTGACACGCTTGATGCGCTTGCTAGTCAACTTAGACAACTTATTGCCACTTTTCTTAGTGGCTGAGTACAAATTGCCGCGCTGCCGATTTTGCATCTGTTCAAAGTCTTGAACGTTCTGGCCTTGCTGATCCATATTACCATAAATGGTATCTGTCATTCGGCCAACATCAAAATCTTTGAACGCACCGCCTTGCATCTGCTCACGCCAATAAGGCTGTGCCTCAGTAAATACGTTCTGTGCATTTTCCGAAGCGTACTTGTTCCAAAATTGACTGCCCGCTCGAGCGTCACCGAGCATCTGCAACGCTTGCGTCCACATTTCTTTCAGATACGCTATTTGCTCCGGTGCAATTTGAGTGCTAGAATCAAACCCGCCCTGGGTCATGCTACCACTTTTGCTTCCGGAAGTCGACATTCCGCCATAACCGCTCATTTCAGTTACCTCCTATTACAGCGCAAAACTTTTTCCAATAAAGTTTTGCAGCGCACTCACTTGATCCGGATTCAAAGTATTACCAGCACCGTACTGATTGAACAGTTTATTGGCACGTTTGTTTATCCGCTGATCACTCCAATTTTGGTGGTTTTGCTGTACCTGACTCTGCAAGTTATTTAACAAAGCGCCCCCAAAGCCGCCAGCACCGGCAGTGTTAGAAATGTAGTTTTGCAGCGCAGAGACTTGATCCCCACTCAATGATTGACCAGGAGCATACTCTTGCATTAAATTGCTTGTGTGATTTCGTGCTTGGTTGTTAACCAAACCAGGATTGTTCTGGTTTACACTGTTGCGCAGCGCAACCATCGGATTGATCTGGTTTATGGCCGTACTGCCACCTTGCTGACCGCCTCCGCCCCAAGGCATTGTCTGCATATTACCGCCGCCCTGCAGCATAGAAGACAATGCGTTTTGCCAAGGAACACCGTTGAATCCTGTATCGGATTGTGGCCCCATGTACATTGCGTTGCTTGCCCCTTGCGGGCTGTATCCGTTTGAAGCAAAAGACATTTGATTAGTGGGGCTATTTACTGCTCTACCACCTGCCGTGCCGCCACGAAATGAACCCGGCATCGCGCCGCCCATTCCGCCAAACATTCCACCAGATCCACCATACATGCTCATATTACACCTCACATTCATAAATACTACGTATGCGTTTTAGATCAGGTAAAACGCGTCCCCAGCCCTCACGCCCACACCCCCGGATGTGTGAACAACCTGTACTTACTGCTATCTGCTTAATCAAGTCAAAACCATCAACTAACCATTCTTCCATGCCGTTACCACCGACGTAAGGCATCTGCAATACTCGTTTGCCCGTCTCGAACTGTGTTATGCCAAGGACGCATGCACACACTAATTTGGTGCTGTCGAACACGCCAATAAGTATTTCCTGGCCATCCATCAATCTGTTGTAAATGCCTTCCAAAGTGACCTCACCAAAAGAGACTTCAATTACCGGCTGTAACAGCTTGGCAATCTCAGGCCAGTGAAACTCAATTTGGTCAGCAGGCACAACGATTATGTTCATAACTCTAACGAGTATGCAGTCACGTCGAAGGTAACATCCTTATATGGGAAGCAAGATACAGTGAACGTAAACACTCCTGGTACTTGCGGCTTGTAAATGTAGCTAGTTGCGGTTATCACCTGCATGATAGAGCCAAGGTCGGGATGACTCACAGTAAGTTCAGAACCAACAGGTATGCCAGCGATAGCTGTAAATTCTTCATTGGCGACAGATAGGGTTGTCCTGCTTATAGACAGGTGCATGTCAGGACGAAGTGTTGGGACGCCCTCGACCATGTAGTAATCAGTGCCGTCTACCACTCCTTCATACAAAGAAGTGTGGTATAAATCATACGCATCTGACTGATCCGGGATGTTAACAACGTCAACAATTTTGCCAGTGCGCGTCGACCATCTAGTGTATGTTTTGTTCATTTGGATATCTCAAGCAGCGATAACGACCACACGCAAACCAAGCCACTACCAGAACCAGCAGGTTTCATGTTATGGTGAAACGACCACCAATATGTAACAGCAGCAGTACCTGGGCTTGTATCGTAATAAGAAAGTGTCATCGTCGCGTTATTGCCAACAGTATAACGTGCTACACCTCTTCCTTTGTACAAAAGGTTTGCCTGATTGAGCGCACCTTTACCGACGCCCGTAACAATAAAGCCATCTTGTGATCCTGTTTCTTGCGGGATCAGCGATGAAATCAATAAAACAGCAGTCCTACTGCTATTGGCAGTTACTGGCAGTGTTACGTATACAGGATTACTTGGGTTGCCTAATTGGGCAGGATCATAGTTTATGTTGTTTGGCCCGCTCACACCACCGTAAGCACGGTGAACAGCCCCGGTTTTAACTGGACCCGCACCAATAGTGTTGTCACCTATCCTACCCTCAGCCAAGGTGCCATACAAGATGTCGTCGGCATTTAATGTGCCGCGTACCGTAACATCCTGGAATTCTGCTACACCATTGCCCTTAATAGCCCAGCCAGAAGATCCTGCAACGTAATTCGAAGAACGAATTATTGACTGCGCACTGTCAGCTAGGATTATCTCTTGGGCACCAATAGTTCCTGCCAAAAGCTTGTCAACAGCAACGCTAGCAATACGATTATTGCTCCATTGCTGCTCGTCTACATTGCCAATCCAGCTGCTACCATTCCAGACATAAGTCCCCGGCTTGGTAATAACCGGATCGCCAGCAATGGCATTCTGAAAGTAGTACGCTCCTTGCTTAGGGTTGATTGGCGCTTTGTTGACGACAGGCAGCGATGTCGCCTTGTTTACCTCTTCAATGATAGAGTTGTATAGCCGCTTAAAATACAGCCTTGACCCGGCATTGAATGTGGATGGAGGTTGTATAAAAGCCATTACCGGGTACCAGCAGGAGTTATCTCGAACTCAATGCCACTCAATTCAAAAATAGCGCCGCTCAAACCGACAATCTTCCAAGCAAACAATTTGCCCGAGCACCGGATCGGTATGCGATCGTCGTCACGGATGTCAAACGTGACCGGTGTCTTCCATACGACGTTTGCGCCAGCATATTTGTGCGACCCGATATAGACCTGGACTTGTCCTTTACCTTTAAGCATTGGGCGCACTGATACCAGCATTATTTCCTGGTCGAGGTCTGATAACTTTAAGTTTTGCCGTTCAATCGTAGCGTCTTTATTGGCAACGGTGATGGCACCAGCATACTCGTGATTATAAGCATTGACAGGCGGCACTGGATCGAGGTTAAACGCTTTGCCGGTGTTGCTTATTGCAATGATCGAACGGTCATATATACTATTAGTATCAGGACAGTAACCCCAAGCAGCGGAGCGCATAACCACATTGGAAGTCCCCTTTATATCACGAACTGCCCACGAACTGCCATCAATGTTGTATACGTACGCCAAATCACAACCAGAATAAGGCGCACTGGTGCTTGGTACGCAGAACCACACTTCGCGTTCTTGCGTATTAGCCACAACAAAAGCGTAACCAGCAAACTTGGTCGCATCGATGTTTGCCGCCATATGGCGCTGAATCATTCCTGTGGCGATCGATTGTAGCCCAGTGCCGTCGCAAATAGTGATGTCATCGACGCACAGCAAGAAGTGTACACCATTTAATTCAGCAATACACTCACGTCGCAGCAAACCAGTGGAACTGGTAATTTCACTACGGTTCCAAATGTTCATATCACCAGATTCCCAGAGCACATTGATTGACTCTTGAGAATAGATGATGAACTGCTCTTTCAGACTGTAGCCATCGATTATTTGTTTACTCTTGGCACCAAGAGCCGCTTTACCAGCAACAAATGCAGTGTCAGTTTCATCCCAAGAAGCAGGAATAGCATTAGCATCTGCGGGATGCGACCACCTGAAGGAATCATATAGGTACGTGCTCGATTCATATAAGCCAAGCATGAACAAATAAGTTTTGTGGGATCGTATGCACAATCCGTACTTACCATTTGTTCCCCAATTCGCCGCTGTTTTAAAGGGTAACCGGGTCCAGGAACTAGCCCCGTTTAACTTATACAGTGCACCATATGAAACGTGATTGGCTATCAAGATGGGGCCAAGGCGAGCAAAGGTCCACCCATCATAGGCCAGACCGCCCGCAGAGTAGCTAAGTGCAACTGCTCCATTTATAGTTATCGACAGAATTCCATTAGTGTGACCGGTGAAAAACTGCGGGTAATTCGCCGTATCACCGGAAGGTATCGTACCACCACCTGCTTCTGTACCATACGTGTTTGATGACACTACGGCATAACCGTAAGTCGAAAGTATTTTATTGTCTTTGATCCTGAAGTTGACGCCGTTCGTTATAAAGCTCTGGTCAAGACCCCACTGTGGAACGTCTGTATTCAGACCGCCTGAACTGAACTTTTCAACAGTTACTGTTTGATACATGGCGTTACGCTATAGTCACAATCTATGCCAAGGTAAGTGCCGACCTGCTGATAACTGAATGATTTGGAGTCGTAATCATACAGCAACCGATTTGCAGACCGACACTTAACACAGCAGCCGCTGCTCAGTAGCATTACTAGGCTGAGCATCAACATGGCTTGATCACTACACCAAAACATCTGCAATAAGTGATTCGAGTTTGTCTTTGATCATCCAATCAAACACACCCCATGGCTTCTTATCGACAATCACTTCAACATAGTCTGGTTTAATAAAAAACTTTCCTTCTAAACCTTTACCAGCAAACTTTCCATCTTTACTGAGAGTGATACCAGCACTCCTGGCTTGAATCTCTAGCTCCGGAAGTTTGGCCCGTAACGCGATGTCATCGCCTTTTTCAAGCTTGATTGAAATCATCTTCTTTCTCGTCTATCAAAGTACGAACCAAGAGGGCATCCTCAACCATACGCCGTAAATCGCCTTCTTTTAGGTTGATGCCGGAAAGTCGCATCGCCGTGATTGCATCTTGGCGTTTGATGTGGTTGGCCTCATCTTTAGACTTGCCCGCGAGATCTGTCCTGGCGTCTTGCCTCTTGACAATTTCAATCACGCGGGTCAGTGTGTCGCCTACTCCAGTAACAGTGCCCTCTCCGCGCATAGACCTGAACTTAACAATCAAAGCGATAAGCTTTTCAATAAACGTAATTATGAAGTCTACGGTAAAGTTCATTTGTTTGTCCACGAGTTATTTGATGACGATTTGTTTGTCCACGTAGCACTGTGTGGTTGCACTTGGCTCCACGAGATTAGCAGTCTAGCGATTATCGACGTCACTTGGCTTAGCGCTGATTTTATCCTTATACCGACACGAAGAACAGAACTTACTGTTGCAGATTGCGAGATAGCTGCAGCAATGCGTACCCGTATCAGCATAGTCGGGGACACAGAAGCTGCTTGACTTATCTCTGCCTGAAAGTTTTGTGTAACTTTTAACTTTGATACTATACTGGCTGCTTGACTTATTGCCGCAACAAAGTTAGCATACGCGCTCAGATTGACACTGACAGACGGTACTTGAACAATACTTGTGGCAAACCTGCGCTCACGTGTCAGTGCCGGTGTTACCCCCGGTGTTTGCGTGATGCTACTGGCCAGGTACACCAAGACACTATAATAAACAGTTATCGACACATAATCGACATAAGCTGTCTTGCCAGTAGGTGAAGATACAGTGGCAAGCACGACACCAAAATTAGTGTCATTAATGTCTGAATAGCTCCAGGTGGTGCCCCACAATCCAGATGAAGATCCATACGACGCAACTGTTAAAGATGTCGGCCAGTAGTTAGATGTGGCCGCATTGTTGCCAACAATAGTTCCGGCCTTAAGTAGTTTAACCTCAGTCTCAGTTACTGTGTTGACCTGCGAACTAGACCGGTCAACATTTACTACAATACCTTCAACCGTTGCATTGCTGGGTATGGCAAAGCCAAAATTTGTTGCTTTTAAATAATTTGAAGGACAAACGGCATTGCTGGCTGTGCCGTCGTCTGCTTGTATTCTGTTAGGCAAAGTCCAAGCATTACTGCCTATGCCAGTTAGATTGGCACCGGTTCCAGTAATTTTGGTGGAAGTAGTCATTAGAATGCGATGTCAAGATCCCCGTTCACAAAGCTCGGAGCACCATCCCCTGTCGTTACTGCTTTTGGGGTGGTCAGATCACCAAACCAAAGAAGATTGCCACCGGAAGACGCATCATAAAACCCCATGCCGTTTACTGTACCCCAAGACCCCGTGGGTGTACCAAAAGTAATGGCAGCCGTATTCTGCGTTGCACCGGCAGACGGAGCATCGAAACTGGAGTCGGCCACTGACACGGATACTCGGGCATAACCAGTTCCGCTAGTAGACACTTCGGTTTTGTTGGCATTATCAGCATCCGGCGTATCAGTAAACAACGCCGCGTAAATGATACTCGGTGCGGTGTACTTGGTAGTACGGAAAGTGTGATTGAGCAACGCGTGCTTAAGATACGTCGACATTCCAGAAGCCATGGTGCTTACCTATGCTGCAATGGTTGTGAATAAAGGACCAGACCATTTAGTTCTTTCGTTCTGGTCAGCGAGTAATCCAATCGTGCTAATGAACCTTTCTTCCCAAAGTTTGCTAGTTTCCCAATCTTTCCTGAAAGAGCAGATTTCAACCAAGAGGCCGTATAAGTACAGGTCCGGGTGGTTGAGCGAAACCCAATTGGTAGAAGCAATAGCCGTCAGCGGTGGTATCTTTTTGTAGTAGAGGATTTCCAGCAAGTGACCATCTACAACAGGCCAAATTTTAACATTGTTGCCAAATGTGGTGTATACGGTAACTTCGCCACCAGAAGCCACATAAGAATCGTAAAACTCAGGAGGAACAAAAGTCGCCACATTGGAAGAAGTATTGAGGTCAACTTTAACGCCAATATTTCGCAGTCTACCAAAATCAGTTGGTAGAGCATACGTATAAGTTGAGCCGACAAGAGTAGTGTATGATTCACCCTCTTGCTCACGCGTAAAAGTGGCCCGATTAAGACGCGATTCAACCAGCTGCAGAAAGTTAGCATACTGCGCAGTGGTCGAGGTATCTGCCGTACAGTCGGCGTATTCAAACGCTGTACTCTGCAATTCTGAATAGTTCATTGTTGTATACTTGGTAACAAACAACTAACATTATGATCGCGCCAAAGAATGCACCCAGTAATATCCAAAATAGGATGTCACAATATCTGCATTCACTAAATAACCAACTCCATCTAGTTACTTTCTTATCAACTGGAGGCACTCTTTCTGTACTTCCTTAACCATATTAGCTACACGTTCTCCTTCTTGTTCCCTTCGATCGAGCCTAGCGGTGAGACTGTTTACCCGTTCTTCTGTTATTGGCAATATACCTTTGTTAATTAAAAGTTGCATTGACATAAGTTCTTTTTGTACCATGTCTATTTTTGCTTCTAACTTCAGACCCCAGGCAACTCCTGCAATCATCACGACTGCTATCGACATTGCGTGGTAAATATCACCAAATGAACGTATTCTAAGCCCAGGCTCCTTTAATTTACTTTCTACTTGATCATCGATGTACTGAAAAACTTCATGATCACTTGGCTTTCTACGCCTTTCAACACCATCCCATCCGCCAATTTGTTGCGGTTCACTCGGCATCTTCGCACTTACGGTCACGTGTGGTTGCTCCCACAACACCAGCAACTAAGCCACAAATTGATAAAACTTCAAGAGCACCCTTATAATCCCCAGCTGAAATCCAGACCAAAGACATCACACAACCAATAGTCCAACTAATACCACGTACAGTGGAAGGTTCAGTCAGGTGCTCAAACAGTTTGTCAGATGTCATTTCAGTGCCTCTTTGAACCCCCAATCAAGCACAAACCAAGGGAGCCACCATGGCTTTGATTGTATGTATATAAAACAATACCAAGAATCATCTTCATATATTAACGCCATAGTACCAGCACAACGCCCACGGAAGTACCATGTTTCTATGCCGTCAATCAGTTGCTCACCTGTCACCTTGACGCCCGCCTTGGCACAAATTGCATGTAACTCAGCGTCATTAGTCGAGTGCTGGAAGCGCCCGTACTGGCTCAGGCTGATCGGGTATCGGAAGATCACAGCTTTGTCAGCCCCGCTGCCGTCAGCACTTCCTCGACATGCTGCGCCGGGTCCGCGCCATCGCGGCACGAGACGATCAAGCGCGAGAGCGCCAGCATGTATGTCCCAGGCTCAATCCCGGCTGCTTCAAAGTCAGCAGGAGGGGTCTCACCAAGGCCAAGCATTTCTACCATTTGAGCAAACGTCTCATTCGCCCAGGTGTGGCAATAGTAATGGGTGACGTTAATACCGTCGCTCGATGCCGGAACGGTGAATTCGTTGGCGGAATAACCGAGCGCCGAGCCGACTTTGTTAGCGTCTTCAAGTTGGTCTGCGGGTGTTACCAAGACCGCGCTGTAGGTGTAACTCATAGTAGGATCTCCCTGACCGAGATATTTCCAACAGTCGCTGTAGTGTTGGACGTGGCGCTCAATATGTAGATCATGTTGTTGCTTATAAACGAGCACACCTCAGAATAAGTTCCGGGGGATGATCGGATTATTCTTGGCGCTCCAGACCCAGAATACATTCGCACCGTTCCTGTCGTGACTGCCAGGATTGAATAGGTGACTAGATAGGACTTTGCCGAAGCTGACGCTCCAGATAGCACCTGCCAAATACCGTTGCCAGAAGGCGCTGCGGTCAAGACCGCCTGTCCACCGACTACGCTTGCTTCTGCGCTCTTTGTCCAAGATCCGTCGACTAACGGGCTTCCATTCGTCACCAACTCCGGCCCTAACTGATACGACCTGCCCCGCTTCTGATCCAGGTACTTGATGATCTTCGCGTCGTACTTGCTCTCCGCTGCCATCACAATTCGACCGTAATCACCGGATGGGCGTTGCGGGAATTTGTAGTCGGTTGCGCCTGAAAGGATCAGGCCGGAATCTTTCGTCGTGTAGTCGCCGGTTGCGGTGTAGATGACGTTGGTGCCGGTGACTTCGCGGACGGAGATGTTGTCATAGTCGCAATAAACTCCGGTCGTGGTTGAACTCCAACAATAAAGCGTGAGGTAAAGTGTGCTACTTGTAGCAGTAACAAACTTCGTTACCTGTGTTACTGTTGCACTCGACTCAGAGGCATATTCAAGACCCTGCGACGTAGTACCTATACGGTATCCGTTTGCTCCAGCGTTGCCATTACTGCGTGTTATTGTAACTAGATAGGTTTTACCGACAGCGGTTGGAGTTGTTTGGTAGGCATACCCGTAAGCAGCGCCCCCGTTTGTAACTCGCAGTTGTCCAGAAGCAGAAGACAGCGTGGCACTTGCTCCAGCAGCCCATCCCGTCGTATCCGTCGTAAACGTCCCATTACTCACCAACTCCGGTCCCAACTGCGATTCACTCAGAACAGTCGGCCACGTAATCGGCAAATTATCATCGGTCGTATCCCGATCAAGATACCAGCGTCCGTTGCCGTCGAGTTTCAGAACCGGGCGTGCGGCGTCGGAGGGTGCGGTGGCGTGGTATCCGGGGATTTTTCTAATGCTGACATTATCTACACTCCCGTTGAAATTATTACCGGCGTATATTCGAATTCCTGTTCCACCAGAAGTGTATGCGATAAGGCGATATGTCCCAGATACCATCGCACTAAAGTACCCGCCAGACGGAAACGCTCCATAATTATCGAAACTAAACGCCGCTGCGTTTGTGTTTCCGGAAACATCAAACGTAATTAAGTAAGATCCTGCTGTTGCTGTGAATCCAGATTGTATTACATAGCTCGGTGGACCCGAGTGGGTTGCAACTCCATTAGATATGGACCACTCGGCACCATAGATCCACCCGGTATCTGTGGTAAACCCACCATTCGTCACCAACTCCGGTCCAAGCGCCAGACCTTCACTCTGATCCAGCAACACACCCACCGGATCATCCGGCCCAACCGTCGCCGTCGTCCCGGCGCGGTCGCTGTAGAGACTGATCGGGTAGCCTGCGGCTTTGGCGAGGGCGGTGTAGGTTGCTGCCCATGATGCGCCAACTTCTTGGTACGGTGTCGCCGTGCTGCCGACTTCGCACTGCGCCAGCGTGACGGTTCCCGTGACCGTACAGACGAGATTCCCGGCAGTAGGGGTGAAGGTTGCGGTAACGCGATCAGACGCGCCTGTGCCCTGTAGCGTGCCCGTGTAGGCGGTCGTAAAGTCGATCTTGCCCGTGCCGGTAATGCTCACCGTCAACGGCGTTGCCGTAACGCTTGAAACCGTCTGCGTGCTGAGCGTTGCTGTATTCAGAAACCGATTCCTTCTCAACCACGGCACATTCTTCTGTGCCGCCCAGGCGTATTGTTCGGTCGTCCAGTCGGTGACGCGCTGGTAGGATTGGTCGGTGGTGGAGGCGAGTGTTAAGGATGCTTTGTTCCAGTATCCGTTTTCAGATGCAGAGCCAACATAAACATTGGTCCCGTCGGCGCTTGCGAGTCCGAGATAAAAGATAACACTCGTGGAGGTAGTGATAGTGGTCATCTTAAAAGACAGATCAAACCACCCAGTCCCATCCGCAGTAACCGTTATGCTCGAAACAAACGGGGTCGCCTGCGTTACCTGGCCGACGGTTCCTGTGTCTACATTAACCCAGATTTCTGCTGAGATATTAGACCCGTTTAGGTAAATACCCATCCACTGCCACGTCCTCGTTCCTTTTTTCAGTTTTGCTTTGAAATAATAGGACGTCGATGCAATGATCGTAAGACCAGAGTTGTTATTGGATGCAGCTCTGTGTGTTGAATTCTGAATAGATTCTGTAAGCAAACCTCCGCTACTAACAGAAGTGAGTCCTGTTCCTGCTTGCCAGTAGGCACTCACATCCAGAGATTCGGTATATCCCAGCAGATTCCTTCGCGGAAGGTGATCTGAGCCGCCCCAGATAGCGCTAGGGTCTTGGATTAGGACGCAGGAAGGGTCTTTCTGCAGCGTCTTGAGGCTGAAAGGTGGCTTTACTCTTCGAAATAGTGCCATCGCCGTAAGCCTCAGGAATGCTTCTCAAGGCCAAGGAAGAATTTCAACTTTTGACCAGAGGCAGGAGCAGCACCCGCAACTCTCACAACAGCCACGCCGTACAATGCTTTTGAACCACGTGCACATCGAAACTTGATCGGCAAATCGATCCACAATGAGGCTGACGCATCGGACCCGGTGCCACCTGTCTCAAGTACAGGAAAATCGATGTAGCCAATACGATTCACTGCATTTGCATACAACAAGGTGAATGCCGCATTGTCATTGATTGCAGTCGGCGCAGTATGGTACAAATGCAACCGGATCTGTGCACCAAGCAGGGCTGTTGCCGAATTGGTGAACAGACGAGCTTTGGTGATATAGCCACTACCTTCATTATCTGCACCACAATTTTCAAACGTTATTACCGCTGGTTCAGTGGTAGAGTTTGAAATGACATCGTTGACAGCGTACGCGTCAGTGTCAGTGGGGCGTGTCAGTTCAACACTGACTTCAGCAATTTCTAGTCCAACTTTCATCATGCACCCCACTTACTATATTCTTCGACTGACCCCAAAGAGTCAATTTCAAAGTGAATATCAAATTCCAACAACTCGACTGCGTTGGTATCATTGTCTGCGGCATCACTAGCAGCCAAACGAGTAATTCTCCACAAAACGATAGTAGAGAATGTCTTGCCGGTCATCACGATGTCAGTGAAATCTGCCAGAACATGCTTCTTGACATTCTCGGGATTTGCGACAGTGATTGTACCGCCGTCAGACCACGTTCCGCTGTTATTTGTGAAATTGCCAGCCGGGGAAGCAATGTCGTACTCCAGCTTCCATCGGGTATTAGCAGTTGCTGACGTTGGAAACCGCAAATGAAGATGTGGACCAAGAGCACTGCCTTCTTTCCACGAATGCGGCATTTGCGCAACACCGCAAATAGTATTATCAGCGCTGCCAGAAAATTCAAGCAAACCGGTTGTGGTGCTGCGCCCCGGATCTGCTGCAGCGCCAGGAGGATTGATGCCGATAGACGGAAATCGCAAATCATCCCAAACGGGACTAGCAAGTTGCATGCCATCGTTCTGCGCAACTAAACTGGTGCCATCACACCAATAAAGCTTGCCGCCGATAATTAATGCCCCCTCGCCCACCGTCGCTGCATCGACTTCGCCGATAGTGCTAAAGTATAGCAACTCTCGCGGAGAAATGCTAGAACCCTTGTAAAAGTGTTCGCCGCTCATAACTTGTTCCTTACCATACAAATTTGGCCTTCGGGTGAGCGAAGGAAACGAAATAGCTCTTTGTGCGCAATCTCAGAGTCAGGACTATTGAGGTCATACCCATCCCGAACTGCTTTTTCCCACATAATAAATGGGATGGAAGCCACTTGCCTCCCAAAGGACAAATCTTTGTACGCATTGTCCTTCCGCAGATTAGCATTTTCTTCGAGAATAGCATCTTCGTTTGGCTGAGTGGTTTGGTGGTATACCTTACCGTCAGCATCACTAAATGCTACCCTACTGAGTATGACCCCGCCAGTCATTCTTTCACCTTGATGTAGGCACTAAAGTTGCTCAACTCTGCCTGAGTAGGGTCTTTCACTTCTTCACCCGGAGCATAAATCCCGGATTCAAGGTGCAAAATCCTATTTGACACGTTGACGTATGATGCTTGCTTAGGCGAAGGCTGCTTCGCATCATGAGCAGCCTTTACCACCTTTTCAATTGCCATCAGCAAGGCTTCGGCTTCGGTTTGCCTTTCTTAGCCATTACGATGCCGCCATTGCTGCAGCAACTTCAACATCACCGATCAGGCCATGCGCCTTTTCAGTGCCCACAACCAGGGTCCAGTCAACAGAGATCTGACGATTGTTGGCCAAGCCAGTGGTCGCCAGTTCCTGGGTCTGGTAACCCTTCAGGTAGGAATGCTGAACGTACGCCGGATCGAGCAAAAACACATCAGCACAGACCTTCGTGTCAGAACTGTTGTACGACTGTTGCAACCGGTTCGGAACGACCTTGATCGTACCAAAATCCGTTACAAAGACGTTGACAGCACCAAGGGCAGAAGCAGGAGTGGTGCTCTTACCCTGGTCTGACATAATGGTCGACACCTGCGCGCTGGAACTCAGCATGTACTTGCTGAACGAACCAACAATGCCAGGCACCGTCATCAGCACTGTTACATCGCCGCCCTGTTCGTATACGCTCTGAATAGTGCTACGAAGAACAGCTTCAGTAAGTGCCCGAGCAACACCAACAGTGCGAGCCACAGTCAGTTTGGTCGTGGTATTGAAACCGCCGTCTGCACCAGGGGAAGCACCATTACTAACTGATGTTGTTAGCCAAGAGGGCAGACCGCCGACCTTACCAGCCGCGTTGCTACCGTTGTCAGCAACAGACGCCTGGTTGAGCAGCGAAATCGCCTCAACGTCACGACGCAGTTCCTGCTGACGACGCATTAGCTGATAAGCCAATTCTTTGGCACGACCGATGTTATTGGTCGCATCAGCGCGGTACGACACGCGGACCACCTTATCAGAGATCTGGTGCTGATTGCCGACGCGAACACCGGTAGCGGTATCGTTGCCAGAAGCATCAGAACCGTCAATGATGGCATTAGTCGTATCGACAGACGCTAAAGTGTCCTGCGTCCATTCCTTGTACGGATTGTCAGAAGTCGTCGATGCACCGCACAGGTCGGTGAACGGCAACGGAATGCGAGAAATGTCAAAAATCTTGTTCATGACATCTTCGCGGATCAAACCTCCAGCCACTACGGCTTTAAGGTCTGCAGCGTCAAGATTTGCAGTAGACATGAGTAATTTCCTATTTCTGAGACATCAAAAGCTCAGCAATGGCATCCGTCTGGAACTGCCGTTGCTGCGCCCCCGATGACTTTTTAGCACGGAGGGTTAATTTAGTCAGTTTATCCATGCTCTTACCAGTTCTTCCACCTTTCTGGAACCTGGGTGCAGTCTGCTTGGTGTCCAAGGCTTTTTTACCCGAACGAAATGCCAAAGCGTCACGGAGAATGCGAACATGACGAGCGTCAACCAAGGCATTGAACTCTTCTGGAGTAATTCCATACTGTTCAATAGCGCCCCTGCCAAGCTCCATCATATCTTTTTGCATTTTCTCCTTGTTTCGCCAATCAGGGTTTTCTGCCAACACCTGATTAAACTGATCTACCACATAGTCTTGAAACCGCTTGTACGAGTCCTGATTGTGTAGTTCACGGCTATTTTGAGCTTCTTCGTTAATAGCGCCAACTACCTGATCAATCTGCTGCAACCTGTTTTTATACTCAGTTTGCAAAGCAGACCATTCAGCAGGATTCTGCATACGCAACGTATCCCAGTCTACTTTTTGGTAATCAGCAGCAAGCGAATTCTTTAACACTTCAACAAGCTTATCAGCTACTTGAAGTTTTTCAACATAAATACCAGCTGCACGATCACGCACGGATTCAAATTCTCTCTTTTCATTCGAGAGCATTTGCGACTTTTGTGTAATGTACTTGTTCGTCTGATACCCAGCGATCAAGTCTTTTACACCAACGATAGATTCTTCGCCTGCCACTTTTACACGAATGCCGACCAAGTCGCCTTCTTCGTCAAGTGCCAAGGTAGAGTCATCTACGCCAAGAACAGATGCCCAAGTGACATCATCAGAGC